TTCCTGTCGGCTATGAGGTATAGGTTTAGCTTGAGTATTAGCTTTCATATCAGTTCTTTCATCATCTAAAGGTTTCCATTGTTTACAACTAAAGCAATAACTATTTGTTTCATAGATAGCTAATGCATCGCTACTGCCACAGTCAGGACAGGGTTGGTGTATTTGGTTTGACTCTTCCATTTGCTTCTACTGCCTCTTCAAATGTCTCAAACATTTCATCTTGTTCCATATGATATCCAAACTTACCTATCTTAGGATGGATAGTTGGAGTAAGTTCATTCACTTTCTTGTTAAAGAATTTATCTACTAACGATAAATTACCTATATACAAATCCCTATCGTAATTAGGAAACTTTCCTATGATTAAGACATGCATATCTGCTAACAATTTACGCGGTCTACCATAGTGGTCGGTTGCATTCAAGAACAAACAACCTGTCGGATAAGCAGTTTGTTTTATTTCCAGATGCATCCCTTCCCTTACACAGTCTACATCTTTCTTATAAGTACGTGGACCTTCATCCAAGGTAGCATTTAAATTATAAGGAATGTTGTACTTTTCTTTGTACCATATCTCTGCACCCATACCTTGCAAATTAATTTCTCTACCTGTTCTACTATCGTCAAGGATATGATCCTTCACTTGGGCCTTGCGACTATTATCATAAATAGAATTACAATAATCCTTTATCTCTTTTATTTTATCAGGCTCTAATTGAAAGGGTGTCATTAGTAAACTCCTTTGTTAATGTTGAATCAATTTTTATTATATTTAAATCTTTAACTGTGACAATTCCAATCGCAACTATCTAGTATGGTTTCTAACTCAGTTATTTTAGTACGTAATTGTAGATTCCTTTGGTAAGACTCCTGTAATTGTTTCTGTAAATCATTAATATTATTGCGGTATATCTGCATCTCTAAGTCAGGTTCAATTTTATGAGTCATTATATTTTTTCCTTTATATAAATACGCATACACTTTGAATGCGAAAGAGGTTGTCCGTAGGTATAGTGTCTCCAATTTAAACCATCCTTTAGATACTGTCCACGTACACGTATGGCATACCGATCCTTATTAAAGAATTGTCTAAGCTGTTTTACAAAAGCTTTTCCTTCATCATCATTAGGGATATCTGAAAGAACATAATTAAATTGTTTCTTACTCATAGTTTCATTCCTTTCAATATATGAGCTATTACATCTACAGTCATACCATTACCTAACATCTTATATCGTTGGGTATTAGATACATGGTTTGTATAGTTATCAGGTACAGTCTGTAGTCTTTCACATTCGAGGGGTGTTAGCTTACGCCATTTAAGATCATCAGCAAATACTTTAGGTTCTCTATGTCCTCCTTGCATTGTAGTTAAGGTAGGAGCTTTACCATTAGGATGATACACTCTTCTAATAGTATCATTACCTTTAATATCAGCATCTCCTACATGGCATAACCCATTAGAACTAAATACTAACTGTCTCCTATGTTTCTCAAAGTAG